CAGCCGGCGATGAGCCGGTAAGGAGGAAGTGTAGAGAGCTTTCTTCAAATCTTGTTAGGATCTGAATAAGATCTTTTCAGGGTTCCCCCCCATCCTCTACAGGACTGTCCGAAAGGTGGTTCTGGTCATGACTTCTGCGCTTGAGCTCACGCTTGAGTGATTGGAGTGACAACGTGTCGCCAATTCCAGCAGCTCTACTCACAGCCCTTGGGCTTCGGTAGATGTCCGACTGGTCAACCTCATGTTTCACAACGGTCTGCAAAGCAGTGTCGTGCACGTGGATGGTTACCCGGCGCCCAATCCCTTTCGGGAGTAAGCGATGATAACCCGGCCCTCCTACCGACCTGTTTAGGGTTGAGGTAGAGTTACGGACCTGTAGTGGTTGGTGTATGGCTCCTAGCGTACATTAGGCCAAACGGGCACCGGACACTATCTTCCCTAATTGGGTATAGGGGCGTAGCTCCAGTAGCTCCGTCAAGGGTGGCCCTAATTCTTCGTTAGGGTTGTCCAGGTTCTGGAATCTGGCCTCCTCAGTGACCTTGTAGGGCCTACTGAGGGCTCCTTCCATTGGAAGGTGTCCTCTGAGGGCACAGTGACCTTGACAGATCCTAATCTATGACCGACTCACAAACCGTCTTATCGTAACAGACAGATAGGTGGCCCTTAACAGGGTAATCGGTAGAGTACAGATGCTGGAGATCGCTACGTCCCAAAGATTTCATCAACCTTCGGTTGGAGAACTCAGCCTACAACGATCTGGGGAGTACAAGATGTGGAATCAAAGTACGTCCTCAAGACGTTTTTTGTGAAAACACCTTGAGAAAGTCAGCCTGCCAGGGTGGCCTGCTCCCCCCTTCCTTTACAGGAAGGGCAAAGAGTAGTTCCACCAAGGTTGGCTTTCAGGTCCTATTTCTTAAACTTAATAACTCAAATAAACATGACGTTCATAAGAGCTTTCAGTTCAAGTCGTAGTTCTTTTCAAGCGACAAATCACCGGCTTTATGCCAAGATTGATTGGACGCGAATCGAAGGCGGGGATTACGCGGTTGTTAATCCAGCCGACCCTGCTGAGATCCTCTATCTTTCTGAGCGTGACTACATCGTGCAGTTAAGAGTCTCTATGACCCAAAACCACAGACTTATCGTGCTCGCGACTCCACAGTCGCCTTCTCCCACTTCCTCTTCTTCTGACTTTAAAAAATCCCCCCCCGAAGGGGAGACCCCAAAACAACGTAAGTTGTTAGGTGGAGTCTTCAAGAAGATGTTTGGGACATCTTTCTCTTGGGTTAAAAAAGTTCTTCGTAAAGAAGGCCAGAAGCCAACATTGGAGAACATGGTCGTTGTGACAGATAGAAATATCTTGCCACTGATCGACACATGGTCTTACCAACTATGGTCGAGAATTGAAGGGTTGAAGTCGTCAAGGGTATTTCGCCGTGACGTGTGGACTTTTGTTGACCATCTTGTGGTTCTACTTAAGACCCGCGGCATGTCGCATCTTATCTTGCGTTTGAAAATATACCTCTTTGTTATTTCCACTTTCATTAGTGGGACAACATTGAGAGATACTTCGAACCTGGGATGTAGAGTAAAACTTGCCAACGGTCTTCCTAAGTGCTTACCTCTAAGTACTAGGGTGAAGCTTCGGCAACGCCACATTCCAACGATCAGACTATGGTCAAGTATATTTTACATGTACAAGGCCATGTCTGGTCCCCATAAGGAACCCGGATTTGGAGTAATATCCTCATCCGTTCCCGAACGGGAAGTCCAGTATATTGCTGAGTTTGAGCTCTGGAAAGAGTTCGCACCCAAGTTTTATGCCTGGCTTGAAGACGTGTGGCGCAAAGCTCTTCGAGAAAATTGATCTCGTCCCGACTTCGTTCTTTTCAGCGGGTTCAGCGGGTCCTAATTACAAGTGGTCAGTGGGATCTCTCCCATTGGACACATTGTATTGGGTATCTATCGGATGGAAATCCGGTAGTCCCCTGTGGGACCTTATGAATGCTGTTAAAGACGTTGCTGGGATTAATATGTTCAAAACTTGTGCGATGAACCTAATAAGTTCATTTTACGAGTCAGAGCATAGGATGAGTATCTCTAAGGCTTTGGCCGAAGGGTCACCAATTCCTCCTGAAAGTCTGGCCAAGAAGGCATCGGCAAAATTAGTACCTCCGCATCTGCTGAAGGATGGACAGCTACCTACTCCCTTAGGGGGTAGACTAGCAGCCCTTCCGGAGGCAGCGGGAAAAGTAAGAATTATTGCCATTGTTGACTCTTGGTCCCAGACTTACCTTACTCCGATCCATGATTTTCTTTTTAAAATCCTTCGGAAAGTGCCGTGCGACGCAACGTTCGACCAGCAGGGGGCTGTGTCGTCCTTTGCGGAAAAGGGTCTAAAGAATTTGTATTCTTATGACCTTTCTCAAGCAACGGACACGATCCCTTGGACACTTTATCAAGTGCTCATGGAACCGGTGTTTGGCAAGGAGATCACTAGTGCTTGGATGGCCGTTCTCCGAGATCGTGATTGGCTCTTACCACTCTGGTCAGAGACCGAAAGCGGTGAACCTAAACGTCTTGAGCATCAAGGTAAGTCTACGGTTAGATATAACCGTGGGCAGCCTATGGGAGCTCGGTCCTCTTGGCCTGCGCTGGCTCTGGTCCATCACGGACTAGTCCAATTCGCAGCTCATAAGGTTTCCAAATTCCCGTTCGGCGATTACCTAGTGCTTGGAGATGACCTCGTGATAGGGGATCACGAAGTCGCCATCAGCTATCGGAAATCTGCTACTCCTCTTGGAGTTCGGATTGGTTTGCCGAAGTCCTTTGTTTCGACAAAGGGTTTCTTCAACTTTGCCAATCAGAGCTTCCTTGATGAGATAAATCTTTCACCGATTTCCTTCAAAGAGGAACTCGCTACTAAGTCAGTGACTCAACGTAGTGAGACTCTTTGGAAGGCCGTCGATAAAGGATTCTTAGATATCTCTAAGGCCGATTTCTTTAGCAAGGCAATTAGGTGGTACCTTAAACCAGACGTTGCGAAACGTGTGGAGAGGGATCGGAAACGGGGTGAGCTCAATAGCGCTGCACGTCATGTAGCTAGTTCGATCTTCTTGTCCGCTCTCGAAGGTGTTAAAGCCTTCTCAGCGTTGAGAGGATTAAGTATTAAAGGTATAGTCTCGGGTATGGTTAACCCAGGATTGTCCCTCTTTACTTTTGGACTAGCACCAGATGTGGTAACTAAAGAGTCACCTAAGTGGGTGTGGGCCTCGAAAGAATTTTCTTTACTTTTGATCGACCGATTATCGGCTGATCTGAGAAAGAAGTTCATTCTTAGGTCGAACGCACTCAGGGCTCTCTTGCGGATAGAGAAGGTTGAGACAGCAATGCCTCTTCCTGTTCCCGACCCCGCACTTGTTAGGTCTGCGGTTAGTGATAACCCTGGACGCTCTCAAGGGCGGTGGCGGACTCTAGGCCGCGAGATATTTGGCAAAGTACCTCAGTTAACTTCTACTGTAACACTATGGGATGGGACGAAAGTTCCTTTAGCGCCTTCAAAAGACGCCCTAGAAATGTTTTCATCGGAGTTGATTGTGGACTTGGCAAAACGTATCTTACCATTACACAACTTCACTCTCTCCCAGATTTATGCTAGGGAGCAGAAGGCACGGACGTTCGTTGAGAACTTTCCCGATGCCCTATTGGAATTGATCCCGAGAGAGCTAGAGATGATAAAACAACTCGATGCTCGATTAACTCAGGACCTCCATGTGGGTCAAGAGGAGGAGTTTCCCACTCGAACGGCCCCTGTCGATGTCAAGGTAATGGAAGTGCTTTTGCTTTCGGATTTAGTCCGAAGCCAGGCGCTTGAAGGTAAGAAAACCCACACTAAGGTGGAAAATCCTTAGACTTCAATCTCGAGTCTTGTTCTCCAGTTGGTTACTGGAGCCCAAGCCTTGAAATTGAAGGGTTGAAGTCGTCAAGGGTATTTCGCCGTGACGTGTGGACTTTTGTTGACCATCTTGTGGTTCTACTTAAGACCCGCGGCATGTCGCATCTTATCTTGCGTTTGAAAAT